TCAGTGATAAAATGCCACTCCATCACCTCGAAGACTTTCGCCGTCCAACCGAGCTTGGCGTTGGTGATCATCACCGTGTCGCCGGCGCGGAGCTGCATCGCCTCGAGACGGAAGCGCGCCGAGAATGTGATCTCCTCGCGCGCTCGGCGAAGCTCGATCACGGAGAGGCGCTGCGCGCACGAGGACGAAGTCGTGAATGGGAGCACCACGTCGCGCCAGTAGCGCACGCTGTTGTCCGCCGTGTAATACGCGGACGGCGCAATTGAGGGAAAGTCCGAGACCTGCCAGTCGTTCTTCTCCGATACATACACGCCCTTGACTGCGTTTACACGGTCGCGCGCGCTCGTGCGCGTCTGCACGCTCATGCCGCCGGCGAAATGCTTTTCGTCGAGCGTAACGGTCGGGATGCGATACCCGGCCGCATACATCACGACTTTGCCGCCAGAGTAGGCGACCAGCCCGCCCATTGCGGACAGGAGTTTGCCGATGTTCGAGTCCGGCGTTTCGCTCGTCGAGAGCACGCCGTTGCACTCGTAGCGGTTTTCGTAGGCCGTCGGCGAGAGCGGGAGCACCTGGACTTGCTCGTCGCAGATGTTCTTTGCAGCGGTCACGGCTGTGTCGTCGATCTCGGCCGAGGTCATCGCCATACCCAGGTCACTCGTGAGGTAGTCGCGCAAACACAGCGCAGGGTTCGCGCTCCATGCCGTCGTCGTCGTGTAAGGGTCGTAAACCTTCTTGCCCTTCACGATTGCCGAGATGTTCGGAATCCCGTTCGCGAACACTTCGGCATCCCAAGTGAGCTGGACGTAAACGTAAGCGATGCCGCGGAGCCGGTGCGCGTTCGTCCATTTGCCGTCGGTCAGCCCCGCGGTTGCGGCCACGAGTTGCGGCTGTGCGACCTGCGCAGATCCACCGAGCTGCTTGTAGATTTGAGCCTTGCCGACGAACCGGCCTTGATTTGCAGACGAGCCCGAGCCGGTCAGCGCGAGATCCTCGCCGAAGTAAACGTCGCCGATTTCCTCGACCTCGTGGCCGGCCATCGCGACGACGATGTGCAGATACTCGTTTTTGGTGCCGGTGGTCGAGAGGTAGACGACGACGCCAGACACCTTGCTGCGCCCATAGATGATTTGCCGCGATGCGATTGGCGATCGCACCATCTGCGAGCGTTCGGCCAGCGAGGAGTCGGAAAAGCTCGGCATCTTCGGCGCGAGTAGCTTCGACGCGGCCATCGACGCAGCGGTGATCGCGACGTATTGAACAACGGCCGCAACCGTCATTGCGGTCTGGAGCGTGACGTATACGCCAAAGGCATTGGTGACTGCGTTGACAACTGCGAGTGCGATAGCTTGTGGCATGGTCAGAACCTCCAGGTGGAACCAAACGAGAATGGAAAAAAGCCAATGCCTTCGGCGGTCACAAAAGCCGCTGCGCTGCCGATGCACACGCCGAGCGCCACGCCATCGCCGCAGTCCTGCGCGACAAGATCGCCGCGCTGGGCGAGCCCCGTCGCTACGCGTTCACCGCCGGCGCGCTCGACGAGCTTCTCGATGCCGCCGCCCGCTTTGAGGAACCGCTGCGCCTTGTATGCGCTCGCGTATTTCCCGCGCCATTCCTGCGCGATGTCGTGCCCCGTCGAGAGAAGCACCCAATCAGCCGCAAACAGGCAGCAATCGTTGCTTCCCCACGCGAACGGAACCGACCGCCGCGCGTCGATATACGCAGAAAGGAGCGACGGCCAGTTGTCGAAACGCTTCATCGTTCGTTCGCGTCCGTGCCGCCGGTTTCTCCGCCGCCGTTCCAGTTCGACGCGTTCGTTGCGTTCTGGTTTCCCCAGTAAATCGTTTTTTCTTGGATCGCGTTGACGAACTCGAGACCGAGATCCGGCAAAGTGATCGAGGCGTAAGTTGGAAAAAGGGTCTGCTGGTCCTCGTTCGTGTAGCGCACCTCCCGCGTCCGCTTAAAATCGATGAGCTTGTTCTCCGCCGTCATCGTGATCTGCGAAGTCTGCCCGTCGTCCGAGATTTGCATCACGTCCATGCGCCCCGAGAAGACCGTGATTGGCGATGCGACAAGGCCAGCCGTGGTCGATAGCGCCCCGAACATGACCGAGCAAGCGCGGCCTTGGTAGTCGTCGGTTAAAGCCTCGGAAATTAGCGCAGTCGGCACGCCCGAGAGCTGCATCGAGATGCCTCGCGCTGAGAGGTCCGTCGTCTCCTGCACGGGCGAAATTGTGCCGAGCGTGCCGAGTCCGAGATAGCCAATCCCGTTATACGTCAGCGTGCCGTAGCCGGACCAGAGATAGACCGGCGGCGTGAAGTTTAGCTCGGCCAGCAAGATCGGCGAAAGCTGTGCCGTCGTGACCTCTGAAACCATGCCTGCCGAAATCGTGCGGCCTGCGGTCGTGATGCTCATGTTGCGACGTCCTCGACGATGGAAAAGTTGATTCCGTAGATCGAAGCCAGATCAATCGACCATTCCGTCGAAGCTCCGGCCAAGCGGAACACGCCCTTGGCGTTGGTATAGGTGATCGCGGTGCCGGCCGCATAACTCGAACGAAGCACCGGGAAGACCTCAACCGAGGACGACGAGTTGACCTGCACGACCTTGTAAAGCGAGGTCGAGATTTGGAGCCAGTCCCCGAGCGCAAACGAGCCGGTGGCGCCGCTGAATGTCAGCGTCGATGCGTTTGCGGTCGCCGTCGCAACGGTCAGCGTTCCCGTCACGCCGCCCCGGTTAGTCGGATTCGCGTAGTCTTGGAAATAGAACGTGCCGCGATGGGCCGCGAGCAGGAACGAGATCACGGCCTCGGCATCGGCGCGCGGCATCGGCGGACAATCGACCGACGCGAGCCACGCCTGCCCCGGCCAGTTGTATTGCTGCGTTTGCATCGTGAACGGCGACGTGTTGCGCGACACGGACGAGATCCCGGTGAAGCTGAGGCGGCTCGCGAGAAACGGCGAAGGCGGGGAAATTGGATAGGTGATGGCCATTTGGTCGGGCGATTAGGCGAACGCGCTGCGGTAAGATCCGCCGCGGCGGACCATGTCGGGAATCTCGGCCTTGAGGCGCTTGCGCTCTTGCTCCAGGATGGGCGCCAGATCGGCGCGAGAAACGCCGGACGCGATGTTGTAGGTCACGTTGACCGATGGGCCGGACTTGCCGCCGCCGCTCGTTGCGCCGTTGGGGATGATGCTGCCGGACGCGCCAGGCACGAAAAGCTCTGGGCCTTTCTCGCCGACGACGTAGGGCGAGCCAGAGTTGACGGGTCCGCCCATTGCTCGGAATCCGAACGCTCCTGCAATGGCGCCACCGATACCAGCCGCGAGCGGTTGCGTGACAAGCTGACTGAAGATCAGCCGAACTAGGTCTTGACCGAGCGAGCGCACGACCTCTCCGAGCTTTTGGCCGCTCAAAATCGCGTCTTCGAATCCCGATGCGATCATGCTGCCGGCCTGCATACTCAACTGACTCTGCTGAATTTGGAGCTCTGCGATTTTTTCGTAAGTCGCGATCAGTTCTTTTCTGACTTCGATTTGTTGCGACGTGTCCGACGCTGCCATTTTTTGCATCAGCACACTTTCGTTCTGCCTGGCAATCATGAGTTTTTCTCCGACCGAGAGTCTGTCGCCAGCAATCTTTTTCTGAGCCATCCCGATTGCCTCGGACTGCGCCGCATACTCCTTGTCGATTTGAATCAAGGATTTCGTTGCCGCCAGTTCTATTTTCGTGGCCTCGTTGCGCTTAGCCTGCGCGCCTGCTGGATCAACTTGCTCCATGCTCTTCGCCTCTTCCCGTATAGCTCGAGCGCGATCCATGCTTTTATTTGCCATGAATGTTTCGCTCCGGCCGAGATCGTCAAACTGGCTTTTCAGCGCAGCGGCCTCGTCGCTCAACGGCTTCATCGCGTCCTTGGCGCGCTCCATTCTGATTGCTAACGCCTTCGCAGCAACGTCGCCATCCGTGAAAGCTCCAGCCAAAGACGCCGCTGCGAGTGCCGCGGTGGTCTGGAGCTTCATCGCTGCATCGTCTGCGAATCCAGTCGCGACCGTCAGCTTGTCGAGGTCTTCAGACGTGAGCCCGAGCTTCTTCGCGTTCTTCTCCGCGTCTTCGAGAAAAGCATCGAGTCGCTTGATTCCTCCGATGGCCGCGCTGAAACCAAAAAAGGTGGCGAATCCCGTGCCCACGATTTTTGCGGTCGTTTGCAATTTGCTCAGCGAGTTTTGCACCGCCGCAAACGCTGCCTTCGTCGCATCAACCGCCCGCAGTGTGAATGTAGCTTCAGCCATGATGTTTCAGTTTGCGGTTTTGGTGTTCGATGTAAACGAGCCAGCCGTTCAATTCCTGCGCCGGCATGGCGAGAACCTCACTTGCGAATTTGCCGAGACGATCAGCGAGAGCATACACGGCGAGGAAGTCGGCGGCATCCCCGCCGTGAATCAGTTTTTTAGTTCCTCAACTTCCGGCGCGCTGTCGGCCAGAATTGCGTTGGCGACGCGTCCGACGACGTTGGAATCGGCCTTGTTCAGCAGCGTCGGCTTGTGCTCAATCGTAAAGAGCTTCGCGCCGTGCTCGTCGGTGGCCTTCATAATCAGAATGTCCACGAGCAGCTCCATGTCATTGTCCTTGCTGCGACGATAAAGCCGGTTCTTTTCTCCGAGAGTGACCGGCGTTGCGTGGACGACGAGCTTCCACTCTGGCACGTCGATCTTGCGCGTGCCGAGTGAAGCGAAATGTTCTCGGACCAGTTCGATTGCTTCCATGTGTTGTGTGTGTTTTTGCTGCTAAATTAAACGGTCAACGTGCTAAGCGCGCCGTTGCCCTCGAAGGCGATGGAGCCCTCGACGATCCCGTCGAACGAAGCGCTGATGTCGAACTTCGTGACGATGGCCGAGCCGGAATAGTATCTGTCCCCGGTGTCCGCGCCCTCTGGGTAAAGGTTCAGCGTGACCTGCGAGCCGATGGTGATGAGCAGTTGGCCGGCGTCGGCCTCGTCCCAGTAAAGATCACCAGAGGCGGACCACGTTTTCATCGTCGCGAGCCGCGTGCGGTAGGTGTCGCCGATGACGGAATCCTCCACGGTGTCCGAGGAGTGGCTGAGCGCGTAGTTGCGGAGCTCGCCGATGGTGGTGCTGGAGATTTTGACGATGCCTTCGCGGCCGAGATGGTTTGCCATGTTAGTCGGTGGTTAGATAGATGCAGTTGAAAGTGTGGCGAGCCGTGCCCCAGCGGCGCTCCTCATCTGGCTCGATCACATAGTCCACACTCGTCAAATGGAGATCGCGGCATTGACCTCCGAGCGTCACGTCGGCGAGGA